CCTTGCGCAGTCTGGTAGTAGTCATCATCCAGTTCGATTCCGATAAACCGCCGCCCGGTTTTCTTGGCAGCGACCAGAGTGGAGCCGGATCCGGCGAAGGGGTCGAGAATGAGATCGCCGGGCTTGGTGACTGCGGTGATAAGGTCCGCCAGCAGCGGGACCGGCTTCTCTGTTGGGTGGACCATCTGATTGGCATGGAGCTTCCGGTGGGTGATGAGGTCGTTGGGCCGGTGTCCTGGGAAGCTGAACTTTCCCTTCACCGCGAAAATGATGTTCTCATGGGTCGGGGCGAACTGCGCCTTACAGTCTCCCATGCCGTGCTCCACCTTGTCCCAGATGACCTCGCTTTTGACCACGAAACCTGCTAACCGGATCGCGTCGATAAAGACCTGCTGCACGTCCCAGCGGGTGAAACAAACCAGCGTCCCCCGCCCGGAGCTGCCGGACTTCAGCACGCGAAAGGCGTCGTAGAGGAACCAGATGAAGGGCGCTGTGTCGTTCTTGATCCGCGCCCCGGTCTGGGAGACATAGTTGATGCCGTAGGGTGGATCCGTGATAATGGCATCCACGCTTTCAGGCTCCATCTGACGGAGAACCGTGAGACTGTCACCGTGGATAAGTTTGTTCTCGTACTGAATCAAAAGTCCTCCTTAATAGGCTCCCGCCTTGAAGTCTGCTTCCCGGTGGAGCACGGTGGTGTATTCCACCTCGCCGCCACCCTGAATATCGAGGGCAAGCTGGAGGGCCATCTGCAGGCCGTCCGGCGCGTCGTCATTCCGGGCCATGGGATATTCTTTCATCTGCTGAAGGAGAGCCTTGTGCTTCTTGCTGAATTTGATATAGCCGTTTTTGACAAACGGCTGTAGGGAGCGGATGCGGGCGTCCTTGTTCTGTGTGGAGTTGATCTCCACGATAGGGAGGTATTCCCCGGACTTGGCCGCCTTCTGCCGCATGACCTCCGCGAAGTAAGCCTGAAACTGCACCGTCTCCACGCCGAAGCGATAGTAGGGGCGGTGGAACTCCCGCTTGAGCCTCCGGTTGGCTTCCAGGACGTCCTCGATGATCTGGTCCGGATGGCGCTGGGCCACGTCCGCGATGACCACATAGACAACACCGGTGATCCGGTCTTTTGCCAGAGCGAAGATGCTGCTGGTGTCTGCTCGCTTGTTCTTGCCCAGGCTGGGGTCGTTGGCCCCCACGAACAGGAAGCGCGGATCAGCGAAGTTTGGCGGGGTCTTTCCCTCATCGTCCCAGTAGTCGAACCACTCCTCCTGAAATGTGCAGCTGGCCGGGTCGATGGGATTGTTCTGGATCTCTGAGTTGAATGCCGCGGGTCCGATATTGACCCGCTTGCACATGAGGGCGTAGTAGTCGTTCTTCTCCTCCCACAGCACCGCCGTCCCCTCCAGCATGTCCGCTCGGTTGGCCTCAAAGAAGGCCCGGGCGGTCTGCTCATGGTCTGGATCGGCGAGGTTGGTGTACAGCTGTTCCCAGGCGTCCCACAAGTCTGTGTTCACGGCCCAGGAGAGCACGCCCTGATACTTCACGCTCTTGTATTCCGCTTTGCGGCACACATTCGCCAGCAGGGAGTCGAAGTGCAGCAGCGTCCCGATGTAGACGATGTCGGTGTAGGTGTCGCCGCACTCGCTCACAGCCTTGTCGTACCAGTTGAGGAGCTTTGTCCGCTGCTCCTTGGTGGCGACGTTCTCGTCGTTCTCCAGGTCGTCGCAGACGATGAGGTCCGGCCTCCACTGCTTATGCCGCCGGCCGCGGATCTTCTTTCCTGAGCCGATGGCCTCGATCTTGGTCCCGTTGGCAAGCAGCGCAACAGAGGATTTCCAGACATCGCCGATCAGCTCGCCGAAGTCCTCCCGCAGAGCCGCGTTTTCCTCCAGTTCGTCCTTGATGTCTGTAAGGAAGCCTTCCGCCTGCTCTGAGGAGTCCGACAGAATGATGATGTAATGCTTGTAGCCGTACAGAGCCGCATGTAGGTCGTCCTTGAAGGTGAAGGTCGTGGATTTTGCGTGCCCGCGCGGGGCTTCAATCGCGCGCCTGCACCCTTTGGCCCGGCTGATCTCTTTGGCGTGCTCCGTGGGATCCATCCCCTTCATGACGCCCTGAAACCAGATATCATCCAGCTCCGCATGAAAGTCCGGTGCCGGTGTTGTGAAGTAATGGCTCAGGTAGGCTCGGCCGAAGTATTCCAGATCAAATGCCCCCAGCATCCGTCGGAGGCCCTTGGGTCCCGTCAGGGATGCCCCCGCCTCGTACTCTTTCAGGAGCCGTGCGCGCTTGTCTGGGAAATTGCCGTTCCGGACAACGTATTTGAGAAAAAGGGCCCGCTGCTGCTCCCGGTCCGCCAGTGCCGCACGGTCGCTCTCGTCATCCAGCTTGTCGATGAGACTGCCGATGTCAATCGCCGCCATCCGCCACCACCCTCTCTCTGGCCTTTGCCAGCACATCCCGAAGCTGGGCGGCGAGGTCTGGATACTGCTTCACCTTCTCCAGAAGCTCTGTCTCCATCTGGTCGAAGGCCAGCTCCGCCTTCCGCTTCATCTCCTGCCGGACCCGCTGCTCATATGTGGCGTTCCGAGCCAGGGAGGCGATGAGCCGTCCTGCCTTGTCGAGCGGCATCTCCTGGAAATCATCCTCCGCCGTGCTCACGCGCTGCATGAGGCCGTCCATGAGGACCATGCTCGCCGCCTTCGTATAGTCGAGGTCGGGATGGGCCTCCACCGCCTGGGCGATGACCTGGGTCCGCTGCAGGGTCTCCGCCACCCGCTGCGCCGCCTGGGTGCTGCGGATCGCGTAGCGCCCGATGGCACTCTTGCTGATCTCATAGCCCTCCTCCTTCAGCCACGCGGAGAGCTCTTCGTAGGTGTTGGCCGTGTCGGTGAGCTTCAGGTCGAGCCGCCCCTTGATATCATCCGGGAGGCGGTCAATGGTGGAGCTCACCCGCGTCCGGCGCCGTTCTGTCTTAGACATCGACGCCCGGATCCTCGATGGTGCCCTCCACCAGATCCACGCCCTTTTTCGTCAGTTGGACGACGCCGTCCTTCCGGTAGACGTTATAGGCGTTGACGCGCTTGCCGCTGAATTCGATGTAACCGCCGTCTGCCAGATAGTCCAGATACTTGGAGATATCCGGTGAGAAGATCATCCCGTCCGCGACGAGCGCGTTGGTGAGCTGCCGTACCAGGAGCGCGTTCTGGTTGCCTCGCGCCAGGGCCCGGATGATGTAGCCCCGGATCGCCTTGTTTTTGGCGACCTCCTGCTCGGTGATGTCGTCCAGGATTGCCATGCATTATCCTCCCTTCTTCTCGGCCAGACTGCCGATGATTTTGTCCAGCTTCCCGTCCACGTTGTTCATGCTCCGGATGAAGTCCTCCCGCAGCACGTACACCAGGGGCAGGTCGCTCTTGAGGTCGCTGATCTGCTGGGTCAGCTCCTTGTAGTTGGCGGCGTGCCGCTTGTCCACCTCCGCCAGCTTTTGGGCGTTCCGCTCATCCGCCTTGCGGAAGTCGTTGAGCGTCTGCTTCACAAAGTAGGTCAGCGCCCCCACCACCAGCGTACACAGCAGGGAGGCCGCCGCGCCGATCAGCGCGGTGATCTGAGCCATTTCCACGACGGCCCCTCCTTACTGCGTTCCGCCCGCGGCCGGCAGCTCCACACCCTCCGTCAGCTCTCCGGAGAGGGTGATATACGGGTCCGCCTGCTTCACTTTCAGCACCGCGTCCTCGATAACGGCGGTGAGGTATTTGTCAAAGCTGCCCAGGTTGTCGGTGATGACCTGCTGCGCCTGCGGGCTGATTGCCGCCTTCACCTCGTCAAAGACCTGCTTGCCCAGCGCCGCCAGCTCCTCCGGCTTCGCCTTCCCGCTTTTGACCGCGTCCCGCAGCGCCTTTGCCGTGGTCTGCTCCATCGCGCCCACCGAAACCGTCGCAAGGTTCACAACGTCGTCCAGCGCGTCCTCCAGCACCTTCCGGCCCGCCTCGTCCTTGATCTGCGCCGTCTGCTCCTTCAGCTTCGCGGCGCCCAGGCGGATGAAATACACCCCGTAAGCGCCGGCCAGCGCGATCACGGCCAGCACCACGTTCAGCAGGGCGTCGCTCGCCGCGTTGATGATGACATCCATGTCCATGTGTCTCTGCCTCCTCTGTGCAAAAAAATAAGACTACAAGCGGAGCTTGTAGTCTTAGGATAATGGATGTTTTGTGAAATGTCCTTATGAAGCATTTCAGAGATTTATTTCTAAGAAAAGGTGTCTTCATCCTCATCGAAGAGATTGATCTGTCCCTCTGGATACCCGGGACCGCAGATCATGCGGACGATCCGGTCCGTCACATTGTACTTCTTCGCCAGCTCCAAATAGTTGCACCCGTTGAACTCCTCCCGGATGTGCCGGTTCCGGACGGGCCGGATCAGGGTTTCCGCCTTTGGAATATAAGTGGTCCCGCCCCCGACGATCCGCAGCACCGTGTAAAGGTTTTCCACCCCGATCTGTTCAGCTACTTGTTTCCAGGGTCCGTCCGGGATCTCCTCCAGCTTCAGCTCCTTGATAAATGTGTCCATGCCTCCGGCCTCCTTTCCGCCCTGTCTCTCAGCCGGCGGGATTCTCGCCGGCCGTCCGCATCCAGGCGAGCAGCTTCCCCATGATCCCGACGGCCTCGCCCACGGTCATGTCTCGGCCGAACCGCCCGGCCCAGGTCTCCGGAGAGTCCAGGATGCCCGCCTCCGCCAGCGCCTCCAGGCCGTCCTTCTGGTACTGCGGATAGCCCGCCACGAGTTTCGCCCAGGCCGGCTCAGGCGTCCCGGCAGCGGGGGAGGACGGGTCCTCAGTACGGAGGATCTGCTCCAGCAGCGCCGTGACCTTCTCGCCGTACCCCTTGCCGGGGACCGCCCAGCCCTTCCCGTTGGGGTTGTCCGCCGCGCCCAGCCATTCCACGTATGGAGCCGAGCCGCGGGACACCAGGGAGAAGCGCGGGTCTACACACGCCTTTGTCAGCGCCTCCGTGGACGCGTATGCCTTGAGGTGCTGGATCTGCGCCCGGACGCCCGTGCGCGGGTCCGGGAAGCTGGCTGCCTGCCCTGTGGCGTTGCCGTTGAGCGCCCCGATGCCCGCGAAGTTGTTCATCTCCGGCATCACGATGCCGCCGTATTTGAAATAGCCCGTCTCGTGCAGGCTCTGGGCGAAGGCCACGTCGCCACGGACGCCTTCGGCCTTGCCTTCCTCCAGGAACATCTCCGCCAGTTCCTCCAGGCTGCACGCCGTCAGCTTCGGCGCCGGGTTTTTGCTCCGGCAGAAGAGGGCCATTTGTCCGGCTGTCGCCTGGGCCTCGCCCATGATCGCGGTCCTGCCCTCCGCGCCGAACGTGACGCCGTAGTGCTCCGCCAGCAGCTCCGCCTCCGCCTCCGCCAGCTTCTCCAGGTTCCCGTCCTGGGAGAGCCACTTCGCCGCGGCGGTGTTGGTGTGGAAGCTGTGCTCGATCAGCAGGTACAGCGGCGTGCCCACCGCCCGGGCGCCCCGCAGGACGCCGTAATATTCGCCGCCGGATGGCCGTCCGCCCTGCCTGCTTCGTGCCCATGAGCGTCCCGATCTTCCGTGCGATCTGGAGCGCCACAGCGTCCGCGTTGTTCAGGTTGTCGTGGGCCCGGTAGACCACCGGATAGTCCACGCTCTCCGTCCCGCAGGCGTTGGAGTGCAGGCTCAGGAACACGTCGCACCCCTTGGACGCCGTGCCCCGGTCATACACGTCCATCTTTGTGTCGATGGTCTTCCGGGTCGTAACGACCTCGAAGCCCCGTGCCTCCAGCGCCGCCTTCAGCTTCAGGTGCAGCGTCCAGACCATCGCGCTTTCATAGTAGGTCTTCACGACCGGGCTCTGATTGTACTTGCTGCCCACGTGCCCCGCGTCCAGGCACACCTTGACCTTATTGCTCATGATCTGCTCCTTCCTCTTCGTCGGCGTGGAAGATAGGCTCCCCGTCGGCCTCGTTGATCTCCTGTCCCGGCTCCAGCGCCGGGTTGGCTGCCTGCGCGGTCTCCTTCAATTCTTTCATGCTGCTGTTCCTCCTAGATATCAAATTTGAACTGCTCCGGCGCCTCCGCCGTCACAGATACTACCCGAAAATCTCCCAGACCCTCCAGCGCCATGGCCGCAGCCTCTTTGAGGCCCTGGAGGTCTGTGTCCGGGATATCCGCTTTCAAAATGATCGTCACCATATTGCTTACAAATTCCACACAGGGAGGACGACCTCGTCGGCCAGCTCCCCAATCGTGTACTTGCTGCGCCCCTCGGCTTCCAGCTTGCGGAGGAACTTGTTGTACTCCACCGCCAGCTTGAGGGCCTTGTAGACGCCTACCTGCTCTGGTGTGACTGTCGGAAGCTCCGGCCCCGCTATGAACTCCACCGCCCGAAGAAGGGAGACCTCCGCCCGGATCGGGTCGCTCTTGAGGAACGCCTCCCACTCCGCCCAGGTCTCCCGGGCGAACTTTTTGCGGTTGAGGCGGGGCTTGTCAGGCGGGAGGACACCCTGCGCCTGCAACCGCTTCTTGGCCGCCGCTCTCTCAGCCTTCTCACGCTGTGTGAGGCGCTTCTTCTTTGTCGCCATATCCTCGCCCCCTAACTGGCAAACGGGCCCTTCCTGGGCTCCTGGGCGGCTTTCTGCTGCGCCACGAGTTCGCGCATGTGCTCCGCC